GTGCTAAGTTCATAGCAGGACGTAAGTAAGAATCCTCCACACTTCCATTTAGAAAGGTGTTGTTCTTTAGGTATTCGGGGTCTATAAATAGTATCATTAGCGTGGGTTTAGGAATCCTTTATTAGGCATATCGGTAGGACGTTGCGCTACGCGAGGGTCATTCTGTGGTAGCCGTGCTTCTGCTCTTTCTGAGGGGTCAAGTTGATTGATGATTCTACGCGCTTCGTTTACGCTTATCTTTTTGTTGTTTTTCCGCATATAGACTCGACGCTCCCAAAAATGATGGCAATCCCCGCCCCCTTTGTATAGCCATAAGTTATACGTGTCTGCTCCTCGTGGCCCCCACCCGGGGTTTACCGCCCTGCTAGATGCAGCGTTAATATCCTCATATCTGTAAACCTTTTTTGCGCTTACCATCTTCTTACAGAACTCTCGTGAATCCTCTGACACTCGATTAGGAGCGTATGAATAGCGAACCTTAAAAATGGAGTTGTCCTGCTCAGATTTTCCGTTAGGGTTAGATGAAGGAACACGCGCAAAGAGTTCTTTCTCCATATCCATTGGAATACCCTCAATCTTCTCAGACGAAATCATTTCCCATTCATCTTCATCTACCTCCTCTCCTGCATCGAGTAATTCTTGTAAAGGGTCTTTCGATAGAGAAACGTTCTCCTGTTGTGTTTCAAGTGAGATGTCAGCCATTAGACCATTAGCTGAAAGGATGGTTTCAAAGCCTCTTAAAAGAACCTTACGAAGCGGGGCAACGCGTGTACGCATAAAGATTTCCTCGCCTACTTCTAACTCGCCTTGTTGTCCTAATTGACCCGCTGTCTTAACACCAAAAATAGCAGGTGTAACAACTCTATGACCGATCATGATTTTATCGGTACATTCCTTAGATAAGAACTCATATTGAGCGTCTGCATCGTTGGAATTAAAAGCTACAACCTCAGGTGCGGACTCCTGACCGTCAGCGAAAAGGTTAACGATCTTACCCGCGTTCTTAGCGCCTGCAAGGTCGTTCTCCATCTCTGCCATGAGTTTATTCCTCTCCGTTACAGTAGGAATACCGTTTTTCCAAATAAGGAAAGCCGAAGGGAATAAACCGTTCTTAATATTGTTGATATGGAAAGCCCCGATTTCTCGTTCAAGTTCTATGTAGTTTATAGCACCTACATAATCGGGCTTAGGGTAATAGTCTGAACCTACCGAGAAAGGTTTAACACAAATAACTTGTTGAGGAAAATCATTCTTTTTCTCAGGGTCAAAAGCACAGATATACTCGGGTTTGTTTTGAGGTTTGCGCCACTCCTTCCAGTCATTAGAATACCAATAGCCTTCTACCTCTCCGTCATTCATCTCTGAGGCGCGCATCTTCTCAAAGGGAATATGATTAACCTCCGCTACTCTTGACCTATCCGCGCTCCATATAGCTTCTAAGTAGTACCCTCCTTGAATCTTTAGATCGACAGCGCACTTCAAAGCGGCTTCATCTAATTTCAGACGGGCAATCTCTAATCGAGTATCTACATCCTGAGACGTAAGACCATCACCATAAATCATATAAGCAATGGAATCAACTAGCGCGTGATGCGTAGGTGAGTTCTCATATAGCTCATTTAAGTAGTCAGGGAAGTCGTTATCTTTCCCGTAAGATACAAATCCCTTCCGCTCTACTTTCTCTGTCCTGTCCTTCTCCGTATAAGATGCAAAGTGAAAGGACTTGCTTGATATTTTATCCGCCATAATATACTACGCTGTCATCGTTATTTGTGTATTCATCAGTAGTGAAAGAGCCATCTACCTGAATCGTCCCTCTTTCTACTTCGCCTACCGTATTGCTTGGGTCTAAGTTTGAACTTGAGTTCTGTCCATATACCCAATAATTAAATCTCCCCGTTTCCGTTAGCAAGATACTTGAATTCACACCATCGTCTGCATCGGTGGAGATAGTTACTTTCGTATATCTCTCTGAGTCCGTTGTAAATGATAAGATAAGGAAATACTCCTCTAAACTTACTTGGTGTTGTATCTTCATTAGGTAATGAGTAAACACCGGTAAGTCCTTCCTCTTTTCATAAAGTGTTAAATAGACCTCTTGGTCGGCTGTATTTGGGGCTAAGTGTATCATAAAAAAAAGGGGGTAAGTCTCCCCACCCCCTCCTCTTTCAAAGGTTAATAAACTTAAGTTACGCTATCAGGAGTAATCTGAGTAGCCGATACTGTTACATTTGAAGGCGTTGCAAGGCCGTCGAATGGATAGTCAGAAGTTCCCGCACCGCTAGTAGGTGCAAGGTGTAGGATAGGCTTGCGCGACTGAGTGGTGAAAGTGAGCATGTACTTACTTCCATCACCGAGGTTCGCACCTACCGTAGTATCACCACCTGACACTCCCATGCCGCGCTCATATCCTGCAAGAAGAACTTGATCAGATTCAGTGTGAATCAAAATAGACTGATAGTTCTTAGCTACAGAATTCAAAAGACAAGTAGTCTCGTGGTCTAGCTTATGCAGCGCAATCTCCAACGTAGGTGTGTAGAAGATGTTTCCATTTTCATCACTCACCTCGATAGGCTGCGAGAGGCTAGCTGTGTTTCGTGGGAGGTCGATTTGGTAAACCGTAATAGCAGTATCAATATCGTCAATCTGACAATCTGAACCGCTATCTAAGGTTACATCTCCCGCTCCTAAAGTTAGGGCAGACGTACCATCAGTGACGAGGTAGATAGCTTTAATACCACCTATCGCATCTTTACAAGGTACTGCCCGTCCTGTTGAATAATCACAACTCATATTAAGTATTTAAGCCCCACCCCGAAGGGCAGGGCAATTAGTTAAATCAAATTAGGTCGCGTCAGGGTAGCACATAAAGACGTCATCTACAACGCCAATCTGTGTACCTGCGGTGAAGCGGTAAACCACTCGCACGTTATCTGACCCGTCAATAGGTGTACGGTCGATAACTACCGCCTGTGCGAAGTCCCCTGCAACGTCAGTTCCGAAGAACAGGTTAGAAGGAGAAGCGAACATAATGGTGTCATCCGGGAAACCATTAGGAGCAGCTACTGTGTATCCTTGGAAACGTGCTGACGCTGTACCGTCGTTAGACGTGTAGAGGTCTTGGTAGCCTGAGTCTGCGAGGTCTTTCAAGTAAAGGTCGCGAGTCTTAGGAGATACCATAAATACGTAACGCTCAGGGTTGCGCAGACGTGAAGGAAGTGCATCCAATACGCGCTGCATATTGTAGGTAACATCCTCCGCTACTGTCAATGAAGTAAGCTCGGTAGAGCCGTCTGACGCGTCGATCAAGTCAATCTTGTTTGACAATGCACCGTCATCTTCAAATACCTTACAGATACCATCAAATGAAGTGTAGGTAGCTGACGTTCCAGAAGGATCGTAGTTACCTTGCCACAAGTTAAATTCGATAGCTGCTGCAATCTCTTCCGAAGTATCCAAAAGGATTACATCTTCAAACTGTGCAGGGAGTTCATCGTTGATGAATCCGCGTCCGGTCTGAAATGCTTCCCATGCTGAACGGAAGGTCTGCTTACAGAATTCGAGGTTGACCATAAACTCATCGGGTTCGAGTACACGCTCTGTAATTGTGTACTGCCCTCCTGAGGTGAAGTCACACGCGAAACTCTGAATCAAGTTCCCGTCATTAGAAATAGGACGAATGACGTGCTTGTGCTTCACGTTCTCAATCGTCGTTACAAAGTTCTGCGCGAAAGAATTAGAGGAGAGTACCGCTGCGCGTACATATCCCTCCGCCGCTTCCCCCGCGTAGGTGCTGTTGCTGATAGTAATATCGTTTGCCATTGTTATTTATTTTCCCTTGCGGGGTTTATCGTTTGCTAGAATTAAAGAGATGGTAAGCACGCTCTTTCTGTGTCATCTGACGCGGGTCTTTCTCCACGCGTACAGTCTGAACTTTTTTAAGTGCTGACTTCTCTGCTGGTTTGTTTTTCAGTTCTTCGAGTTCCTTAGACTTCGCTGAGAGTTCCTCTTGAACCTTTGCGAGTTCTGCCTTCGCCTTCTGAGATTCATTTGAGAACTCCTCTACCATCTGACCTACGATTTCAGCAAATGGAGCAAGTTTCTCGTCGATGAGGGAGGCTACTTTCTCCTCGGTCAATGCCTCAGATTCCATTTCTTCCTTGTCTTCTTTCGCTGCTGTTTCCCAAGCTGCTACTGTACCGTTCTCAACGGTTACGGAAGTACCATCTTCGAGGGTGTACTCACCATCGGGAAGTGCCATACGCTCGCCATCTTCCTCGATGAAAATAGCAACGCCAACCGCCCATTCATCTGCGTCGGTCATTACTACTGTGCCATTGTCGAGGGTCGCTTGAGCCATTGCCTTTACCTCTTCGGTCTTATCCTCAGAGAAAAGTTCTTTAACGTCAACATTGTACTTACCCAAGACTTCGGCAATTTTGTCTTTCAGTGCCATATAAAAAGTCTTTAGTGTAAAGACGATTTAACGGTGCTATTTGCGCAATTCAGAAAAAGGGTGTATGTTTGTCTCAAATCATAACGATATGACAAGACAAGATTTTATTGACAAATGTTTGATTAGCGCATTAGCAAACCCTAACACAAAGGGCTTGAGCGCTGAAGAGTTGTATAGATTTATTGAATCTGTTTCCGACGAACGCGCTAAGCACTGTCCGTTTGAGGAGAAAATACCAATGAACTTGCTTGACACGGCGGTAAATGCTGTCCGTGACGCGAAGCAAGCCGTGGTAGATTCAGCGAACAAACTCCCCGACGAGTATTGGAAAGACGCCCCCGAATGGGCTGAGTGGGTAGCTATGGATAAGTATGGTTATTGGTGTTGCTTCAGACGAAAACCTACGAGACTAAGCGCCCATTGGACAAATTTTGAGGATTACTATTTATTAACCGCCCCACCCGCACAAGATTGGACTAAATCACTAACCCCGCGACCATGCAAATAGAAATAGACGGCGTTGAGTACTACGTGCAGTACAAGATAGAGATAGATAGAGGCGATTGGAATAACGCCCCTGAGAAGCACCTTACATTGACGTGGTGTGACCCCGAGCCTACACTAGAGCATCGGGAACTGATTGAGGAATTTATTTTAACTAACCCGTAGGCGCAGCTACATAAAAACGTGTGTTCGGAAACTAATAGCTCACCCTGCGTAGGTGGGCTATTTTAATATCTCGTTCACTATCTTGTAGATAGGTACAATAAGCAATCCGATCAATAACCACACCCACCACTTAGACGGTGAATCTCGTGTTACCTCTTTCGTTTTGATTACCTCTTTGATCTTGACCTCGTGTTCAAAGGGCTTGACCTCACTCTCTACTTGTACCTCTTGAAAGACAGTATCTATAAATACCTCTGTCCTTACTCTTTCGTTTTCTACTACAATAGTATCGTGAAAGATCAACGGGCGTACCTCTCGAATAATATCCGGAGGAGTAAACACCGTTGTGTCGGCGGTGCGGATTTGTACCTTCTCAATCTTCTCTACGCTACGGCAAGAAAAGAACAACGGAATAAGAAAGATTAGGTACTTCATAGTTGTCTCTTTAGCTTAATGTTCTCCGCGTGTACTGTTTCCACTTCTAAACGAAGTTGTTTATTTTCCTTTTCTAGTTCCACTACTTTCGCTTCAAGGGTGTTTACGCGCTCGTTTAACTTCTTAGCCGTATCTTCCCATATAGCAATAGCAGCAGCTACGTTCTCTAATTCAGAGCTTTTAACGTCCTGCGCTTGTTTCTTTCTGGTGAAGAACCACCCTACAAAACTTCCCGCACCCGCAGAGCCTACCGTCTGCAAAGTTTCTGTCAACCAATCACTCATCTATCTCTCCTAATTCTCGTAGTTTATTTCTTGACCATCCCAAAGCGGATTTACCACCCCACAAAAGATAAGAGATGTTCCCGCAGTCATTCGTATTTGCGTTCTCATAGTCCTCCTCTGCACGTGAAAGGTAAGAGTACATCCTTTTAATAGTGTCAAGGGAAATAGGCTCTCCCTTTGCTAACTGTTGCGCTCGTACCTTGCCCGTTTGAGTAGCGCACTTATTACCGTTCTTCTCGTTTAATTCAATGCCTCGCTTGGCGTTGTTGCGAACAGATTGAGGGTAGTCCGAGTAAGACTCCATCACAATCCTTTTCCCGTTCTTCTTTCTTTTGTCGGACTTAATACGGGCAATCGCTAACTCCACTTCATTGAGCAACTGTGATTCGATTACCTCCTCTAGTTGTTCAACTACACTCAACTCAGTTTTGTTAGCGAAATACCCCTCTATTGAAAATCCTTTGACCTTGCCTGTCTTGACAAAGTTCTCCCAGATAGCATCGTTATTGACCTTAACAGATACCATCCACGTACCCACAGGAACATCAAGATCATAGTGATACGCTTTGTCCTTTTCA